CGTGCCCGCCTCTAGCGCAGCGACCACGGGGCTGGGTGCCATCGGTGCGTCACTGGTGATGTTCCACCGGCGTTTGTCTTGCGGCCGGCGCGCCATTACGAAATTAACCGCGCCGTTGATGTCGTGGCCTTCCGCGACGAGCTGGTCGAGAACGTCTTGATGCGTGCCGAGCATCGCCGAGAAGACGAAGACCTCCTCGTTGGCGAGCTGCACGCCTCGGATGGAACTGTTGAGCACATCCTGGGCTGACGCGACGGCGCCGAGCTGCCGCGCCTCGGTGTTCAGGAAACGCTCGAGCTCTTGCGGGCTCGGGTCCGAGATGGCACCGAACTGATCAGGCGCCCCCGGCAGTCGGAGGTGCGCCCGCGGCGTAATGTCTATTGTTTTGGTGCGGGCGCTTTGCTCGAGCGTGCGGCCTTCTTGGCCCTCCACGCCTCGGCTGACTTCCGCGGCGCGCTCTTCTTGTGCCCGCTTAGCGTCTGCAGCTCGAGCTTGCGCGCGGCGGCGTCGAGTTCCGGCCTGTATTGCTCTCTTGATGTCTTTTGGGTCATGGCCTGCCTCCTCGGCTAGGATCTGAAACTCGATCGAATAGTCTGTGGGAGCCGTCCTCTTGTTACCCGTGCCGAGGACGTTCCAGAGCTCCTTCTCAGGATACCATATCAGCGCCTGAAAGTCAGCAATCTCGAGCTCGATGCCGCGCTCGTTCAATTCGTCGACGGCGATCTGCGTGGCCTGGCGCATGTAGTTCCGGTGCTCGCCGCCGCTGGGCTGCGCGAGGATTTCCTTGTGCATGTCGACCAGGCGCTGCGCGGCGAGGAAGACCACGTCGCGCTGCATCTTCATCTTGGGCGAGCCGTCCTCGTTGAACTTGAGCTCGCCCTTGTTGTTGGTCTCCTGGCGCAGCGCCTTCTGCCAGCCGCGCTTGCCGGTGGTGTTCAGCTTGTTGAGCTGGACGGCAATCTCAAAAAGCTGCTCGTCGGTCATGTCGCGGACGCGACCCTTGTGGCCGGCGTGCTTGATCCACTCTCGGGTCAGCGTGCTGCGCATGCGGGCGTACTGCTCACGAGGCCTGGCCGGATCGAGGTCGGGGATCATACCCCCACTCAAGCGGCCCCAGGTCCGCATGTACCAGAGATCCATGGTGAGGTGCGAGAAGTTGCCCTGCAGGTTGGGGAAGAACCCGCCGCCGACCTTGGGGCCGAAGATCACCGCGGTCGGCACGACGGTGTCGACGGTCTCGCCTGAGATCTTGTAGCCATCGGCTTGCAGATCGCCGACCTTGCGCTCGACCATGAGCCACTCGATCAACCCGGCCACGTCACCGTTCCACTCTGCCTCGAGCGTGTTCCACAGCTCGAACGCTTTCTTCATCGCCACGGTCTCGGTGCCGAAACCCCAGTCGGGCATCTTGCCGGTGGCCTTGTACTCCCGGTAGACCGCCCAGCCGTTCTGTGAATTCTCGGGCACCGACGTGCCGTTGCTGGTGATGGCGAGCGCGAAGTTGAACGCGCCCCGCATGGCCGGATCCTTGGCGAGCTCGGGGAACTCGAGCGCCACCACGTCGTGGGCCTCGGCGACCTTGTCGCGATACCAGGTCGTCGCGTTGCCGTCGGCCTGGACAGCGTACAGCGCCTCCTCGACCATCACGTTGGCGATGGCCTGGGCGTTCTCAGGGGAGAATTCGGTGCGGCTGACCGAGAGGTCTCGCAGGATCTCGGCGACCTGGCGCACGGTGCGCCGCACCCGTGGCGCGGGCGGGCCGACGAAGTGCATCAGGTCGATCGTCGTGACCGCGAGCTCCTCCGCGGTCAACGGCTCGCGGTCCTCGAGCGCCTGCTCGGCAGCCTGGGTCACGTCGGCGGCGGACTGGTACAGAATATTCGGGTTATTCGGATCGTAGGTGCCGCGGTTGTTGACGCTCTTGATCTGGGTCGGCTCGAAAGCGACGTAGCTATCGGCGCTGCCCTCGATCGTGTTTTTATAGACCAGACCGTCGTGGCCCTCGGCCTTGGCCTTTTCGATGACCGGCCCCCAGTCACCCGCGCCAACATCGGCAACCCTCTTGGGGTTCTTCAGCGAGAGGTAGGCCTCGGTGAAGATGCCCATCTCGTCGGGCTCGATACCTTCATCTACGCTGTTGTCGAAGTCGTCCATCGCCTGGCTCTCGCCAAAACCTTTAGCGGCCGTCTCGCTGGGGTATCCTTTCTCGGCCCCTGCGTCGAACGAGGTGGTGCCGTCCCTAAGCGCCCAGTGCCAGGCACCCGTGTCATCGTCTTGAAACGTCGTTACGCCGGTGAGCTCGCGCTCGTACTCCTTGCCTGCCGCACGTTCGTACGCTGCGCGGTAGGTGCCGAAGTGCATGCCCGATCGGGGAATGTCATTGTTCTGCTCGTCGAAGTCACCGTGATGGTAGACGACCATCGGATCGCCGCCCTTGTTGACGATCACGCTGCCTTCGAACCAGGCCTGGAACGCAGGGTCGGCCAGCGGCGCCTGCTCGAGCGTCGTCTCGGCGTCGACCACCAGGCTGAGCGCGTCGTTGGCCTCGCGCGCGGCCTCGCGAGCGGCCAGGATGCGCTCGTGCAGCGATCCGGTGTCGGTGTCGCCTACCTCGACAATGCCCTGTGTCGGGCTGTCAGGCGTTCCTAGAGCGTCGAGCTCCTCGACCTGCTGCGCCTCGAGCGCGCGGATCTCGGCCTCGGCCTCGATCACAACGTCGACCGCGGCCTTGACCTCGGGCGATCCGCCTGGCGGGGGCGGGGTGATCTGGTCTTGCGTGGTGGTGCCGGCGACAACCTCGCCAGCCTCACCGGCTCGGATCTCAAGCGTGTCGACCCACGCCGGCATCTCGCCGTACATGGCCAGGGCTGTCGCGGCACGGGCACGTAGCAGGGAGGCCTCCACGCGGGCCACCGAGGGCGTCTGGCCGGCGGCGAGGAGCTGGCCCTCGAACTTCTCTTGGATGGCCTCGAGCGGCGTCTGGGCGGCGTCGTGGGCCGCGGCAAAACGCTCGGCCTCGGCGAGCTCCAAGTCCCAGATCTCACTCGACTTTTCGTTAAACTCTGCCGCCTGGTTGAGCGACATCTCGTCCTGGCCGAATTTAATATCGTTGACCAACGCCTCACCGGCCGGCGTGCCGGCGATGTGAGACTGGAAGAGCTCGAGCGGGATCGCGACGAAGTCGCCCCGCGTCTGAGCGTCGAGCAGTTCCTCGACGAAGTCCTGCCCGCCGATCTCGTCGAAGTCGAGCTTCTCGCTCTGCTGCAGCCCGATGACGATCTCGGGGTCCATGTAGATCTCGCTGGGCGAACCCATGCTCTCGTACGCATGGCGGATCCAGTCGGCGTAGGCGCTGGGCGACCGCTCGCGCAGCGTGGACGCCTCGGCGCTGCTGTTGAGCATCTCGAAATACTCACGGTTCCGCTCGGCCCGCTCGGCGATCGTATAGTCGTTGTACAGGCCGTTCCCGCCGCGCCGTAGGCCGAGCGCCGTGCGCATGATGGCGGCGACCGTGCCGGCGGTGAGGCCCTCCTTGAGCATGCCGTCGATGTCGCCGCCCACCTGGCGGTTGGGGTCGTACGTCAACGCCGTCACGACATCTTGGCCGAGCTTCTCGGCGATCTCTTGCGTGGCCTCGATGCCGAACGCCACGGCCTTGTCGGCCAGCCAGCGCATCGCCTTGTTTCTGATCTCGGGCGGCACCCGGTTGAGGATCTTGTCGAGCCCGATCTTCTCGGCCATTGCCGTGACCAGGCCGTAGGATGTCGTCACGACGTGGCGGTCGTGCTCGGAGACCGTCTCGCCGGTCTTCTTCTCGTGAGCGGCCATGTCCTCGAGCGCCTGGTCGACGCCGCTGCCGAACATCATGACGATGCTCGGGATCACGGTAGTGCCGCCGGTGGCGATGCCGAGCACGACCTGGCCGGTCATCTGGCCGAGGCCGGCGGCAACGTCGGTGCTAAAATTCCGACGCTCGGGCGCCGGCTTCATATCTTCGCCCCAGTCCTTGAGAACCTCGCCCGGCTTCGAAGCGATCTCGCCGAGCTTGAGATACCACGGCAGGCTGTCGTCGAGGTTGTCGAGGAAATCGGGTAGGGTCTCGAGACCCATCAAGCGCATATCGTTGGTCACGCTGCGCGCCAGGCCGCTGATCCACTCGCCGACCCCATGGACGCCCATACCGGCGAAGTCCTTGACGACGCCGCCAGCGAAGGCCCCGGCCTCGTCTTGGATGATCCCCTTCGCCCACTTCTCTTCCCAGTCGATGAGCTGATCGATCACGTCGTGGGTGATCCTGGCGTTCTCACCGGCGCCCTTGGTGTACCAATCGCGTGTGACGGGCGCGCCCGTCAGTTTTTCCGCCGTCTCTTTGGCATCCTTTTCCTGCTTGGCCGCGGGGAGGTTGCGCTCGGCGACATCGGCCGGGATGCCGGTGGTGTTCTCGATGCGCTTCGCCTCGGCCACATCGTCGGGCTTGGCGGCGGCGCCTACACGCGTGGCGCTCTCGAGCTCACCGATCTCCTTCTCTCTCTTGAAGAACGCATCGTAGCCGGGGTCGGGCTCAGCCTCGGGCGCGGGGCCGGTCTCGACCTCGGGCGCCCGAAGCGAGATGTCCTTGCCCTGGAAGAACGCGTCGTAGCTGTCAACGTCGGGATCCGGCACGACAGGGTCGGGCTCCTCGCGCTGCTGCTTCACGAACTCATCGAAGTTGAAGACTTCAGCCATTATTTAGTGCCCGCCCACTTCGTCCCATAACGCTCATTGATGTAGTTGTTGTAGGCCTCGAGCAGTTGCTCGTCCGAAGGCACGGTGCCCTTGCTGTTGATGTACGATTGCTTGAACCTATCGATCACCAGGTCGGGAATGTCATCGAGATCCGACAGGAAGAACACCTCGCCCGGCCTCATTTCGTACACCCGCTTATCGGGATCGTAGCTGTGGCCGAGAGGCTTACCGCGGACCTCGCCGTCCAGGTACAGCTCGTCGGCCATCCGGCGGATATCCGCCGACGACGCCTTGCTTTTGGTCTTCTCCTCGAGCTGGGCGATCTCAGTGTCCAGCCGGCGGTTGAAATCGTTGATATTGTCGGCGTTGGTAACGCCCTTCAGCACGTTCGCGACGATCTGGCTCTTCGTCTGCATGGCCGTCTTGGCAGCCACCGGGTTCTTCAGCAGCGCGCCCTGCTCGGCTGCAAACCGCTTCCATTCCTCCACGGTCAGACCGAGCAGGTAGTCTTTCTGGAGTAGATCCTCCTTCGCGAACTTGGCGGGATCTTCCTTCATCTTGGTTAGCTTGTAGAACACACGCGGGTCACCCATGATCGGCGCCTTGCGGTTCGCGCGTGCCGAGAGCATCTGCAGCGTGTTGTTCATGTTGCCGCCGACCTCGGCCAGCACGGCGGCGGGGATCTTGTCGTACTCGCCCGCCCGCGCCGAAGCCACGGCCTCGGTTTTCCTCGCCCGCATCTGCTCCTTCTGAATGGTGAGCCTGGAGCTGATGCCAGCCTTGACCTGCTTGACCAGCTCGTCCCGCATGCCGGTCTTGTCTTTGTCGATCGAACCGTCTTTGTTTGTGTACTGCTTCTCGGCTGCCTTGACAGCCGTCTCGATGTTCCCGCTCTTATCATAGACCCCTATGATATTGTCGAAGTCTCCCGCCACCGTCACGGCCTGCTGGCGCGATTTCTCCTTCTGATACCAGCCGTGGAATTTCTTGATGTTGGCCTCGACCTCGGCACGCACGAGCACGTCCTTGATCTTGGACGCTGCTTTCATATTGACCGTGAGATCGTCGCTATCGAGGAGAATTTCGTCGGCGAGCCGGCGACCTTCCTGCGTGACCGTATGCACCTCGAGTGTCTTGGACATCCGCGCCTGGTCGTCGGCGCTGAACGGGTTGTTGTTCTCCTGCTCCTTGACCCACTCCTTGAGGATCTTGATATCCTTTTCGACATCCTTCTCGGCCGAGCCCTCGGCCCGCACGATCGCCTCGGCGTTGCTGATGTTGTCGTTCTTGTTGTACTCGATCTCGATAGGGTTATCGCCATTCGTGTGCGTCGGGCGCCCCGCGGCGATGTGCCGGGCTGCTTCCAGGTCTCCTGCTTCACGCGCGCCAAGGAAGGCCCCTGTCGCGAGATCCCTGCTCGCCTTTTCCAGCCGCTCGAGCTCCTGGCGCGTCGAGAAGACGTTGCTAAAATCGCCATGCACATCGAGCAATTTCTGGCGTTCGTTGTTGTACGTTATGTAATTCTCGCGCACGCGCGTCACCGACGCCGCCGTGGTGTGGTCAAGCGTGACTTCCGCCTTGGCACGGTTCGTATCGACGACGTTCTTGGCGGTGCCCTGGCTCGCGCGAAGCCTCGCCGCCTCGAGCCGCGGGCCAAGATTGCTCGCGCCTCGGTTCGTCAAGCCGCCTTTCGAGGCGTCCTCCATCGCGATCTGGAGTTGCGTGGCAAAAAACTCGTCCTGGGTGGATTGGTGCGAAGGGTCGGACGCGTCGTCCTCGTTCTCCGATCGGAGCATCTCGGCGGCGATCTTGGCCTCGTAGTCGAGCACCGCGGTGGCGCTCGCGTTGGCGTCATTCAGCGCGATCTGCTTGCCCGCGTAGCTATTGACCAGGCCTTGAAACTCTTTGGCGGCAGCCGCCGTCTGCCTCCCTCCGAACGCGTCGGGGTGCAGGTTGACGCCAGGGTCGTGCGCATACTCGGTCTTGCCCGGCATGTTCTCGAGGCCGGGCGCCTTGGCAGGGCGCGCCTTACCTTGCGGCCCCGCGTTGTGGGGCCGCGTCTGGAGCAGGATTTCGTTCTCGGCCATGATCAGTACCCGCTGCTGCTGTACGGCCCGCCACCACCACCGCTGTAGCTGGCGTAGTTGCTGTAGCCGGTGCCTTGGGTCGTGTACGACCCACCACCACCACCGCCGATGCCGCTGGCAATGGCCGAGCCGCCGCGTGCGAGGCTGCCCGCTGCTTGCCAGTAGCCCGCCGTTTTCGCGTTCTCGCCGGCAAACATCAGGCCGGTGGCCTCTTGCTCGAGCCGGGTCGCGCGGTCTTCGCCGCCGGCCTCGAGCAGCGCGGCCTTATATTCCGCATCCGCATCCAAGGTATCCACGACCAGGCTCTCCGATCGGCCAGGGCTGTCGCCGCCGCGGCTACTGAGGACGAGCCGTCGGCGTGCCTGGTGGGCGCTGCTCTCGCGCTTGAGATCTCTCGCTTTCATGATGGCGATCTCGCGCTCACGCTGAGCCTGTTGCTCCTTCACCTCGGCCTGGTAGTTGAGCATCTTCTGCTGCTGCTTGGCAGCAGCCATCTGTGACGCGGCGGTGATCGCCGCCGAGATCGCCATCATGATGATGAGTGTTGTCGTCGCGACCATCAGGCCTCTCCCATCCACAGGGTTTGCACCGGGCGCATGCCCATCCGTTTATAAATCTTGCCGAGCCTCGAGATGGGCACGTCGTCCTCGTTGTCGTGGAGCTCGCTCCACTCTTGGATCTTCACGCCGTTGATACTCTTTCGCTGCTCGACCTTGCGCATCAGCATCAACAGCGCCATCGGCGGGGCGTCGTCGGCCATGAGCATGAAGACCTCGGACGCCAACTTGCGTTTAGGGTTCCAGCAAAAAGGCCCGTAGCTCATTCCGATCGCGCCCACGATATAGCCGTCTTCATTCTCCGCGACCACCACCTCAACACCTGGAATGCCCAGTATCCAACCCAGCCCGCCGGCGAGTGCGTCGTCACCCATGGGCACGAACCCTTCCAGCGCGCCGTACCGGTACGTCTTGTTGAGTTCGAAGAGCGCCAGTGCATCTCGGTCCTCGTACATTCGAACGATCATGTCATCGGCTTCACATCAACCTCGGGGATCATGTCGAGCAACGTGAACGGCGTCGGACTGTCGCTCTCGATGTAGAGCCTGGGATCTTCCTCCCAGTCGCCCTCGGTCTCGTGGAAGAACTGTCCGCTGAACAGCGGCGCCGCGGTGTCGATCTCATCCGCGACCTGCCGGAAATCGTGCTCGATCAGGTCGCCCTCGTTGGTGCCGAACGTGATGCCGTGCGAATTCAACAACGCGAACGTCACGCCGCTGATGCGCTGCACGCGACCGACCGCGGTGCCGCTCGGGCTGCCGCCCTCGTGCGGCAGGGTCTTGAGCTTGTGCGTGTAGCCGAGCCCGATCTGCACGACCGACGCCGGCTCGTCGAGCGTGATCGACCCGCTCGCCACCGTCTTGTCAGCCTGCACCGCGCCGTCGGCCAAGACTTTCACCACCTGGCCCTCGAGGTGCGTTATGCCGGTTATGGTATCAGTTATGTTACCGTCGTACGTGACCAAGGCGTCCGAATAATACGCGTCCTCCTGCTCGTGCCCGTTCTCGTAGTCGCGCTCGAACACCTCGATATAGCGCACGGTCGCGCCGTTGATCGTGCGCTTGACCTGGCACCACACCTCGTCGCGGCTGGTGCTGTCCTGCACCTGGCCACTGCCGTTTGTGCCGGGGATGACCGTGATGCTCTCGACAACGGCGGCGGTCGTTTCCTGAACGAAGAGCTGGTCGATGATGGGATTGGTCGAGTAGACCGTCGTGACACGCGCGCGGACGTAGTACTGCGCCTTGCCGATCTTGACCGTGCTCTTCTCCCAGTCGGTCGGCATCGTCCACGTTACAGTGAGACTATCGGCGGCAGCGGTCGTAAAACCCACGGTCCCATCTGTGAGGCCCGATACCGCGGTCCAAGCAGTGCCGTTCCAGTATTCCCACGCCACGACACCTCCGACGCCAGCAGTGCCATTCGCGTAGTCGAAAGTAAGTTGCGCAAAGGTACTGTCGAACCCGAACGCAACGTAATCCCCGACGGCTTCCGAGGCGGGAAAAAGCGTGACATCAGCGTCGGTCGTGCTCTTGGCATCGTTGGTTTCCTCGACGTAGGTATCGGCGCTGGCGTCGTACTGCCACACCCGCTTGGCGTTGGCGATGTCGTTCTTGAACTCGCCACCGATGATCTGCCGGGTCCAGCCGACGACATCCTCGTCGCGGCGGAACGTCATGGTCGGGACCACGCCATCCTCGCGCGGCGCCCAGACCAGACTGTTGGGTTCCTCCGCGTAATCCATCTCGACGACGCCGCCGCGGGTGATGTGGAACGCCAGGCGCGTCATGTCGAACGCCTCGAGGCCGTTGGCCTCGAACGAGTAGGCGAGCTCCCAGATCTTGCGCTTGGCCTTCTGAACGAACAGCACGGCGCGGCCGACGCGCAGCGGCTGGATCTCGGCCGAGCCATGGCTGGTCGCCTTGTGGACGGCGATGTCGTCGGGCGCCAGCGCGGCGCCGACCGAGCTCGGCTGCCACTCGCCACCGCGGGTGCCGATCTGCAGGCTCTCTTCGCCGGCCGACATCCAGTTGATGGCCTCGACGGTATTGGATCCAACCCGCCAGTCGATGCTGTCGTCGCCCTCGACCGTGCCGTCGAACGTGCCGGCGGTCGGGTCGCTGTCGGGCGCCATGTTCTGAAAATCAGCGACGTTCGATCCCCAGAAATTCTGAGGCTCGAGCGTGGTGTGGAACGAGAACAGCCGCTGGTCGAAGAACACGCCGCCGCTGGGGTAGCCCGTCGTGGCCGACCAGCTCCCCAGGATCCACTTGGTCTCGGCCGTCGTCGTGTTCATCGTGCGCCGGATGTCGACCTTGACCACCGTCGTGGACGTGACCGATACGATGACGCCCCAGCCCCAGTCCACCGTGGCGTCGGTGTAGCGGATCAGGCGCCCCACGTCGGTCGACTGGAAGCCGGTGTCGTTGTTGATGCCGAGGATCGATGACGCCGTGAGATCGATGCCGAGCCCGGTGGCCGCGGTGGGCGTGATCGTGGTGGCCGTCTCGTTCTCGTTGAGCCAGGGACCGTCCTGCCAGTCGACCTGAACGATCGCCCAGCGCGCGTGGCCGCGTCGCTCGAGCTTATGGGTCGGGTGGGCGACGTTGTACAGGTAGAGCACGTCGGCGCTCTGTGGCCCTTCGACCCGGTACAGCACCGCCTCGGGCCATGGTGTGGTAACTTCAAGTGGCGCGTCGTCGATCAGACTGACATCGTCGATGTGCAGCGCCTTGTTGCGCACGCTGCCGTCGTTGATGAATTGAACGTAGAAGGTGGCCCCGGTCGCGGTGAAACTGTAGGCGTGCCAGCCGACCTCGGCCTTGAAATCGAGAACCAGTTGCGAGCCCGTCGAGGCCGTGCCGATGCGGAGCTTGACGCTGTCGCCAGGCGCGCCCAGCACGCGGAAGTGCAGGACGTGCTCGCCCGACACCGTGTTCGAGACCGCCTGCTCGGTCCACGCCAGGTCGGTCGTGGCCGTGCCGCCGGGCGTGAGCTTTATGGCGTTGTTGCCGCTGTCGTGTGCCTGGGCACCGCTGCCCGTCGAGCGGTCGGTCCAGCTCGTGAGATCACTGTCGAACGTACCGTTGGCGATCGCGCTGTCGGTGTTCTGAACGACGATCTGCGCCTGGTCTTTGAAGAACCGCATGTTCTGCTCGCCGACCTCGAGCACGTACGCCTGCTCGGTCGAGTACTCGAACCGCTTGATGCGGCTCTTGACCGTGGCGCCGGTCTTGGTCGCCGCGACATAGCGTGCGCCGGCCCGGCGGAAGACACCGCCCTCGGGCAGGCAGACCACGTTCTCGCCGCGGGACAGCGCGTTCTTGAATTTCGAAAAGTCGGTTCGATACTCGAGCCGCTCGCTGAACTCACCAGCGTTGAAATTCTGTTGGGGCGGTTGGGTGCGGGGCATTTAGCGCGGCCAGAATTGTCGCTGGCCACCGCGGACACCAGCCCACGTTCCCTGTGGCCGGCGCGCGGCGGGCATCCCGATCGCGTCGGTCGCCCTGGCCTTGGCCATCCCTACCCGAAGCTCATCTCGCAGCTCTCGCATGAGGAGGCGAGAGTTGGCGATCGGGATCGCCATGTCCATGGCCAACCAAAGCGACAGCGCATACCGAAAATCCGAGGTCATCAGATTTGGGTCGTCCTCGAGCCTGACGTACCGGAGGTAGACATCCTCCTCGTCAGCCATGATGACACGCGCGCCATCCTGCTGCTCGACCTTGTGATCCATGCTGGCGTAGCCGCTGTCGTTGTCATGCGCGCTGATCGTGCGCACCCAGTCGGCCGGCAGCACGTAGGCGTAATTGTAGCCGTACACCGGCGTCTCCGAGCTCCGCGCGAGCTTGGCGCGGGCGGTGGCGAAATTCCACGGCGACGAGCGGAGGCAAGCCTCCAGCACGCCGTCGTAGATGTCGTTCGCGACGTTGGCATTCTTGTCGCCGGCGAGACGACTGGAGACCGTCTTCGCCCCGATCTTACGGAGCGCGACGTTGATGATGTCGGTCGTGTCAGCCATGGCGCATCCCTATGCAGCTTTCTTGGGTTTCGCTTTCGGCACGGTGTACTTATCCCAACCCCTGATGCTGTCCGACCAGGGCGTCGTCATGATGATGTTCCAGCGCGTCGACGGGACGCGTGTGGGGTTGCCGTGGGTGTCCTCGAGCTCCGCGATGTAGTCCTCGCGCTCGACGAGGTACTCGCAGAAACTGTTGATGATCGTGCGCTCGTGGTTGCACGTCTGGATGATGAGCCGGTCGCCGAAGCCGAGGTTCTTATTCTTGACCTGCTGCAGGATCATCTTCTCGGTGATTTCTTCCGGCGGACAGCGGGTCAGGATCTGCAGCCCGAACTCGAGGATGCGGACTTCGTCGTTCACAAATCTAAACGTCGACATAGTGGTCTTCCCTCCATTGCGTGTAGATGGCCCGGTCGGCATCGCGGTCGTCTTTTCGGTAGGTCTGATCCATCAACGCCATGCCATTGGAAAAGTGATGGTGGGTCAGCTTAACATGGGCGAGATACCGACGTACCCCAATATTCTTGGCGTAGTCGTTCCACACCGTGTCGATGTAGAGCCTCGACAGTCCTGGCAGCGCGAGCACGCCGACCCGGCGCACCAGGTCGCCGCCGAGAACGAAGTGCGTGCCGAACTTCTCACCATTGATGCCGTCGTCACCGAACGCCATGCCGTCCTCGGCCGCGGCGGCGATCAATCGCTGGTCCCAGCCGTAGGTCACGGGCATGACATCGTCGGCCAGGAAGCCGTACCATGGCTGTGTCTCGTGGCTGAAGAAGAACTCGTTGTAGAGCTCGGCGAGACCCGTACGCTTGCGGATGAGCAGAGCCCAGTGCTCGGGGAGCTCGAGCTCTATGTAGCCGCCGATCATAGGATCGTCGTCGTCGACCATCACGATGGCCGGTGTCGACATATCAGTCTGCTCGCAAGCGATCGCGAGGCACTGAAGCCTATGTGCGCGCGACCGGCTCGGGATGATCCACATGCGCTGCGTCCAAGATCGAGGAATAGATTTGGCGCGCAGTATACCGATGCCGCACCTCTTCCGATAGGCGGCGGGCAAACCACCGGGCGTCGGCGAGCCTGGTGGTCTTGATCAGCTCAGCCGCATGCGGCGGATCCCGGTAGGTGATGTAGCAATCGTCGGGGAACCAATCGCCGATCGGCGAGTGCTCGGGCTCGAGCAGGCAGCACTCGGCAAACCCGGCCTCGAGCACGCGACCCTTGATGTGGTGGCGGTGGCCGGATCCGGTCCTCGACACGTTGAGGAGCATCTCGCACCGCAACATGAAGGCGGCGTGGTCGGCGTAGGAGCGCGCTGGGTCGCGGGGAGCGATCGTGAGGCCCCCGAACCACTCGAGCGCCCTAACGATCTCTGAGCGAGGGCTGGGACTGCCTACCGACCCGCTAAAACCGCACAGGATGTCGCGGTCGGGAACGTGCTGGTCGAACGCCCGGTCGTCGACCGGCGTCAGCGTGATCAGCTCGAGCTCCGACGGCCCCCCGCCGTCGATGCTGACCTGGGCGGCGAAGCAGCCCAAGGCGTTGTAGTCTCGCAGCAGCGCGTGCCACGGCTTGTCGGTCGCATCGCACACCAGGTGGATCATCGGCACCATCGTGCCGAGCTGGCGCAGCGTGTCGACCGTCGGGGTGCCAGGCGCATTCACCGCGCCGATGTAGAACATGATGTCAGGGCTCTCGAGCTCAGCCGCCTCGATGAGCTGCCAATCGTTGCGCACGACATTGCGGCCGGAATGGAGGAACCGCATGTCCGCGGCGGGACCGTAGACGCTCTCCCACGCGCGCATATGGTTCTCGCAGTCGGCCGTCTCGGTCATGAGAAAGAGGGCCTTCATAGCTGGCTGCTGTCCTCGACCACGATCGAACTGTAGGGGGACGCGAAGGCGTGCTGGTAGGCGCCCAGGATCTCGTCCGCCTTGTCGAGGTGGATGACCTCGATCGTATGGAGCATCTGCTCGACCGCACCTGAGAAGTCACCCAGGTGCTGCTCGCCTGGCCACAGCGGCGTGACGGCGCCGATGCCAACCCTGATGATCACCTTGGGCCGGTAGTCCGACATCGACGAGTATTTGTCGAGGTGGTTGACGAGCTGGTTCATGGCGAGCAGCAGGAAATTCCAACGCGGGTAAATCGAGATCGGCAGATACCCTGCGAGCGACATGCCGGTGCATATGCCGAGCTGCATCTCCTCGGCGACCGGGAGCTCAATACGCTTCTCCATGGGCACGCCGGCGAGCGTGCCGAACATGGCGGTGCCGGGGTAGGCGACAGACTGGCCGAGGAAGACGGTGCCGTGCTGCTCACCCAGCCACGTCATCGCCGCGGTGAGCTCAGAACTGTATTCGCTTGCCGGCACCAGCGTGGGGCCACTTTGACTTGTATTCGAAGGAGGTGATGTTGGGCTTTCCATGCGGCATTATCTCGCTGGTTGGGGTGCAAACCGAAAGGTCATTGTCCTCGACAATGAAGCGTATCGGCAAATCTACGCTCCACTGCGCACACTCCATCGCGATGCCGCTGCACGCAGTCATGTCGCCCATGAAGCAGTGAACCTTGGTCGTGTAGGCGCTGCGCTTGATCGCCATGGCGATGCCGACCGCGATCGGGATCGAGCCGCCGACGATGGCCGACGACAGCACACGGTACTCAGGGAAGCACAGCGCCATCGATCGGCCCATGTGGATCGCCTCGAGCACCTCGTCCTCGGGCACGCCCTTGAGCAGGCACTTAAGGTGGCTGCGCCAAGAACAGATGACCCAGTCGTGGTATCCTATATCCTTGAATACACCGATCAACTGTTGTTCATTGCCGTTCTCAAGATGAACCGGGAACGGGATGGCGCCTGCGTTGAAGGTCTCGGCGATGTACTCTTCGAACGCCTGGAGCTCCTCGACGGTCTTCATCTTACCACCTTCGCCAGCGTGCGCATGTCCTCGAGGTGGTAGCGCACCGCCGTGAGCTCATTCGTCATATCCTTGGCGCCCTTGGGCCGTAGGCCGAGCTCCCAACCACAGTCCATGGCAGCCTGCAGGAAGCTCTCGACCTGGTCGGCCGGGATCACCTGCTCGCTCGTCGGCATCAGATGGGTCCGCGGTATGGTCTCGAGCCCCATGTTGACGACCACGGCCTTACCGTCGCCATCCTCGCGGATCATCGCGAACTGGTGGCCTTGCAGGTCGGGCTGCCACTGCGCCCACATGCGCCAATGGTTTCGGTAGATCATTCCTGTGCCTTCTGCTGGGCGTGCCGGTAAATCGCGGTCGCCTGGTGAGCTCCGACCTCGCGCAGGTAGGCCTGATCGTGGAGCTGATCGAACGTAATCTGCTCGCTCGTGTAGACCGTACCCTCGGGCGCGTCGGTGATATAGGTCTCACCTTCCGGCAGCAACATCATCACGAGCTGCATCATGAGATCACCAGCTCGGTGCCGTTGGTGCCGAACGTGAACGGGCACTCGAGCAGCTCGGGGAGCTCGGCGCGCAGCTTGCCGGGGTCGCGCGTGTAGAACAGCATGAAGCCGCCGCCCCCGGCGCCGAGCACCTTGCCGCCGAGCGCGCCCGCGGCCATGGCCCGCTGGTAGATCAGATCGATCTGTGGGTTCGAGACCTCGGTGGCGAGCGCACGTTTCAATATCCACGTCTCGTCGAGCAACGCACCGAAATCGTCGAGCCGACCCTTTATCAGATAGTCCACGGCTCTAGGCACCAGCTCCTGAATGCCGGCGAGCTCGTTCTCTCGACGGGCCTCGACCTGCTTGGCCTGGATCTCGGTCGAGTACCGCTGGATGCCAGTGAAGAACAGCAGCAGCCGGTCCTTAAGCGTATCCCGCGTCGTGTTCGCCAGCGGCAGCGGGGCCACCGTCCAGGTGCCGTCGGTCTTGAATGTGATCACGTTGAGCCCGCCGATGGCACAAGCGATCTGGTCTTGCAGCCCGACGGTCTCCTGCAGGATGTTCTGCTCAACGTGAACGGCCTCGCGCGCGAGCCGTCGTCGATCGACGCCGCCGTTACCCTCCATGACGTGCAGCGCGTGCAGCATGCCGACCGTGAAGGCCGAGCTCGAGCCCAGCCCCGACCGCGCCGGCAGGTCGCCGGCATGGTTGACCTCGACGCCTTGCTTGATGTCGAGGGCCTGCAGGCAGCCCCGCACACCGTTGTGCTGGATCTCCTCGATCGTGTCGCACTTCTCGAACTTGCTCCAGACGACCCGGTACTTGGTTCCGAGGTAGGCCGGCATCTCACGCAGGCTGACGTAGCAGTACTTGTCGAGCGTCGAGCTCAGCACGACGCCACCATGCTTGCCGAACCAGGCGGGGAAGTCGGTGCCGCCGCCGAAGAACGAGACCCGGTACGGTGTGCGTGTGATGATCATTGCATGGCCCTTTTCACAAGTTTGTCGGACGACTGCACCTTGGCGCCGCCGACGATCTCCGTGATGCCGAACTCCTCGCACACCGCGTGCTCGGCGTCGGAATGGTTGTCCCATGTGCGGTCGCCACCGTTGACGAAGAAATCCGGCTGGTAGAGGCGTAGGGTCTCCGCGACGTGGCCAGGCGCATCGTTCGCCTCGACGACGTTCTGCACGCCCTCGATGGCGCCCATGATGCGTCGGCGCTCGGGGTAGGGCATGAAGACATATCCCTTCTTGGACATGAGCCAGGCGTCGGTGTTCAGGATGACCATGACGGCGCCGTGCTTGCCGGCTGCCTCGATCAGGTCGAGGTGGCCAATGTGGAGCGGGTCGAACCCGCCTGAGATTGCAGCGATCATCGGATGAGGTGTGTCCCTGTTTTGACGCGCTCGCGCCAGTAGTCGAGCAACGAGCGCATCGTGTCGTCGTAAGAAATCTCGGGCACCCAGCCGGTGTGCTTCTCGAACTTGCTGACATCAGGTATCTGCATCGTCACGTCGGCCGGGCGCATGCGATCGGAATCATGCGCTGAACCGATCCGGTGGGCCGACATTGCGATCAGCTCATAGAGGATGTCCTGAACCGTGCGCGTCGTCGTGCCGCCGATATTGTAGACCTCGCCAGCCTGGGGATCGACGGTGAGCAGCATGTGGTAGGCACGCACGGCATCACGCACGTCGGCGATCGTGCGCACGCTATCGAGGTTACCGTGATTAACGAGTGGCGGGAAATGCCCGTTTTCGATCATGGCGATCTGCTTGGCGAACGAGCTCTCGGCGAAGACATCACCTCGGCGCGCGCCGGTGTGGGTGAACATGCGCGTCGTCACGATACGCATACCGTAGGCTCGCGCGTAGAGCTGGCCCATCTCGTCAGCAGCCATCTTGCTGATGCCGTACGGTGACTGAGGGCGCATCGGCTGGTCTTCAGTTATCGGCGTGTCCTCCTGGGCCACCTGGCCGTAGACCTCCGAGCTCGAGCAGTTGTGGATCCACGCCGTGCGTGCGTGATCCTTCAGCGCCTCGAGGAGGTTCGCCGTCCCTTGGATGTTTGTCTCGTAGGTATCGTTGGGGGCCGTGAAGCTGGTGAGCGGGTAGGATTGGGCCGCGAGGTGAAAGACGTAGTCCGGTTTAACCTTGCGGACGACATCTCGCATAGACCATGCATCTCGGAGATCGCCGTAGATGAAGCTGACCCGCTGCCGTTCGTTAGCCAGGGGAGCCAGTCGCACCAGGTTGTCGGTCGGGTCGCTCCAGCGGAGCATGCCCCAGATATCCCAATCAGTATTGTCGACAAGATACTCGGCGAGATGTGATCCAACGAAACCTCCACATCCGGTGATCAAGGCCTTCATGAGTAGATCCTCATGAAGCGATCGAAGACGCCCTCGATGTAGGCGACCGAGCTCTCGGTCATGCCCTGGTGGCAGCCGATCGACAGCCCGTGCGTCATGATGTGCGACGCGACCGATAGATCGGTCGCGACACGGTGTGGGAACTTCTTCATGGCCGGTTGGTTGGCCATGTTGCCGGCGATGATGGGCCGGTTCTCAATCCCGTTCTTGGTGAGCCAATCCGAGAGCGTCTTGCGATTGAACGCCGCCTTGTCTCGGATCGTCATGGCGAACCCGAACGGCGACGAGCCACCGGGCATGCGTTGGAGCGTGAGGTCTTTATGCTTCGACAGCACGTCCAGCAGTCCCGCGTGGTTAAGTTGCCGGGCCGTGACGATCTCGTCGAGCTTCTCGAGCTGCACCAGGCCGATGGCCGCGGCGACCTCGGTCATGCGCAGGTTGTAACCCATGTCGATGAACAGGAACTTGGGGTCGATCCGCGGGTGCTCGGCGGCGATCTGAGCCTTGTCCTCCCGGTCTCGGATCCAGCCGTGGCTGCGCAAGGCGCGCATCTGGTCGGCGACCTTGATGTCGTCGACGCCGACCATGCCGCCCTCGAACGTCGTCATGTGGTGGCTGTAGTAGAACGAGTAAGTCGACAGCGTGGTCGCTGTATGAGCGCCCAGCGCCTCGCAGTTATCGAAGACGGTGGGCAGGTTCCAGGTATTGCCCCGGTACGGGTTGCCGTAGACCGAGATTGGCACCGCGGCCTTCACCTCCTCGACGGGCGCGGGGATGTTCATGTTGAGCGACCACGGGTCGGCGTCGCAGAACACGGGAATGAGCCCGCACTGGATGACCGGCCACACCGTGGTCGGCCACGCCAGTGCGGGAACGTAGACCTCATCCCCCGGCTCGAGCAGCCTCGACATAGCGGTAATGGCCAGCAGATTTGCCGAAGACCCGCTGTTACACGCCACCGCGCGCTCGTAGCCGAACTTGGTGGCGAAGGCCTCCTCGAACTCGGCGACCTTCTCCCCTTGAGTGACCATGGTCGAACGCATCACGTCGACCGCGGCAGCTATCTCCTCTTCGCCGAACGTCGGTTCATGCAGCTTTATCATTGTAGGCCCTCTTGAGTTTCTTTTCGGTCATCTGCTCGATCTGGCGCCGAGCGTGATAGCCGAACTCGCGCGACACCATCTCGAGGTAGCGCGGGTTGCTGTAGTACGCGTTGAACGACGCGTCGCGGAACCCGACCACCTGGTCGCTGGTCAGCTTCGCCGTCGGCAGCGGCTGGCAGTCGTAGCTGTGCTGGCTGAAACCCGACCAGGCCGGGGGGAGGTCGCCCGGCGGGGTCTGGAGCCAGAGCGGGCTGCCGGGGTACGCCATGGCGCTGTAGAAATTCGCGAACTCACAGTTCAACCCCATCGCCAGGGTCGTCGTGTCGATCATGGTCTCGACGGTGTCGTCGGGCAGGCCGTAGATGAAATTGCCGATGACGCGGATGCCGGCGCTTTTGATGTCGCTCACGACCTGATGGATGTCGTCCTTGTCGATCGGCTTGTCGGCGCCGTCGCGTACGTGCTCGCTGCCGCTCTCGATGCCGAGCGCGAGCCACCTGATGCCGGCGCGCCGGAAGAGTTCGAGGTCTTCCTTCTTGACCGTGTCGATGCGCGCGTAGGCCCAGATGTTGAGCTCGCTGGCGAACGGTAGCGCCGCCAGGCCCTCGCAGATCGCCGTGTAGTGGCGCTTGTTGAGGACGAACATCTCGTCGGTGATCTTGAAGATCTTCACGTCGTGCATGCGGTAGAGGTACGACACCTCGTCGATCACGTCAGCCGGGTCGCGCATGCGGTAGGCATGGCCGCCGAACGGCGCGTTGATGCAACAGAACACGCACGCGTACGGGCAGCCGAGGCTGGTGTAGATCGAGGCGTACGGGCTCCTGGGCGAGCCGTCGAAGCATTGCCAGTTGTGGGCACGATAGTTGTCGAGGCTCGGCAGCAGATCCCACGCGCGCCCGTGGAGCTCCTTGGGGCCGATCAGCAGCGCCGACTTGTTGGCGCGGTACACGCCGTTGTGCAGCCAACCGAGACCGAGCACGTCGAGCTGGTTCATCTTACCTTGCAAACCCAGCAACACCAGGTGGACCGTAGCTGGCCCCTCGCCGGTGCAGACCCAGTCGGCCTGGCTCTCGCGCAACGTACGCTCGGGCAAAGCCGCGACGTGGCCCCCGACCAGGATGATGTGGGCATCGGGGCGCATCTCCCTGAGATCCGCGGTGAAGCCCAAGACCTCGGGCATGGTGTGTGTGGATGCATTTGGTTGATGACCGTACGCCACCACGCAATACAGCCGCGCCTCGGGCAGATCCTTGAACGTCGCGATCTGCTCGTCTTGGATCGCGACATCCCAGCCGCGGTCACGGCAGTAGCCGGCGATCAGGCGCGCCCACAGCGGCGGCTCGATCGCGGTGAGCTCGCCAAGGTCTTGATAGCTGGCGCCGTCACCTGGATGGATCACAAGGAGGTCTAACAATGTCCTGCTCCTTCAGAATTTCGAGTGTGCGCTTGATGAGCGGCTCGAGAACCATCTCGGCATAACGTCGGTTCATCTCGTGCTCGCGCCGGCTCTGCACCAGCGTGTCGTGGCGGATCTTCGTCGCGGTCAGATATCCCATGGTTTCGGCTTCCCGTGAAAGATGATGGCCTTGGTGTCGTTGTGCGCGTTCGCGATGTTCCGATTGAGTGAGATCTTATAGCTCGGGAACCACTCGGGCGGGAACGTCGGCATGATGCTGTTGGCCGCGATGTAGTCCTGGTCGCCGTGAAAGATGTCCATGGCCCGCGGGATCCACCGCTGGTGCAGGTAGTCGAGCACGCCCGCGTCCCAGACCATGACCGAGCTGTTGTAGGTGTGGGGATTGAGATAGTCGCGGATGATGCAGCAGTCGCCGTGGCTGTAATCCACGACCGGCCCCAGGTCACCCGTGATCGTTATGTCGAGGTCGAGGTAGAGCACCCGGCCACTGAACATGCCGGGCGTGAATAGATCGATCTTGCCCCAGAAACCAGGCTTGTCCGACCCAGACAGGATATGGGCGTTGAAAGGTCGCTTGAGGTGCTGCTCCACCATGCCGTAGAGGCGCTTGACGTGGTCGTGGGTGTACTCGCCGCCAGGCGTGAACACCGTCGCCACGGTGAGCAGGCTCTCTATCCTAGCAAGTCCCTGGTGCGCCCCGACATCGACCGGCACATCCGATGCCATTTCGTTTCCTCCCTAATCCCTTGCAAGAGGCGATCGACGATCTCAGGGTCTTCCATGAAACCGCCCATCGAGTGATTGCCGACATACGGCCCTGGTATCATCGGGCAACCACAGAGCACCACCATAGAGAAACCTATGAGGGATGCAAGCTTCCTCGCGCCCCATACGGACCCGCCCCTCATGCCGGTCGATGGCCAGACGTAGTCGGCGCCCTTGACCGGCGCGTGCGTGGACACCGGGCCGAACCGCTCGACCTGGGTCTCGAGCCACTTGAGCTCGACGAACCGCTCGGGGTGGAAGGAGTAGAGCGCGAAGGCCTTGAGCTCGCGCGCGGCGCCGTTGACGGCGATGACCGAGATGTCGGAGTAGATCTTGAAAGCCGCGGCCAGGTCGTCGTGGAGACAGGCCGCGGCACCGGCAACGATGCACGTACCGCTGTGCTGAACAGAGTAGGGCGGGGCCGAAGCCCCGCCCTTGAGACCCTGCCGAGGGGGGATTAGTTCCCCGACGAGATCGCACCGGTGGTCGCAATGCCGTATTCCGCGACGTTGACGTTGCCCGCCGAGGCGGCGGCGTCGTTCGCGATGACATTGGTCACGATGAATTGAGAGACACGAGAGATCGTGCCGCTCCGAACCGCGGTGGCCCATGTGACCAACGTGATGAGGTCGCCACGCGCGAGGCGCAGGTTGTCATCGACGTTGTTGAAGTAGCCGGCCGTCTCGACCGTGACTGGAGTGTCCAGCGTGTCGAGGCGATACGTGCCGAAGCCGTTGCCGTCCGCGAGTTGGGTGAGGTCGCCTGTGGCGTAGGTCATAGGTTCCCTCCTTCCTACGTCACGATGACGCTGGCGGTGTCATCGATGTTCGCTTCGATGACGCCAGTGTCGTCGATCATGACGGCCTGGCCGGACATCAGGTGATTGACCCAATGCGCGGCGCGGTCGCCGTGCCAGGTGATATCGGCGGCGACGCTGTTGTTGCCGGCGATGTTGCCGGCCGCGGCAGCAGACGCGTAGCCGATGGCGGTTTGGTGCCAGATGAAAGCCTTGGACGCGCTGGTGCCCATGCCGGGCATGCCCGTCTGCATCTTCCATTTGACGCCCATCCAGTCCCGCCATTTGCCCATGCCAACCATCGGACCCTGCGTGTAGGCCTGGCCATCGGCACCGACAAAGTCGGAATTCTGGAACTGTGGGAGAACCATGAGCTGGCTCCAGAAACGCGGGCTCACGACGCCGTAGATCTGGCCGTCGTTGGGCACGTCGTTCGTCCACAGGGCTTCGACCCAGGTCAGCACGGAACCCAAGAACGCAGCCGCGGTGCTGCCTTCCGTGATGCCGATGACCGCCTGGGAGGTGGTGTCGAGGACCGTGGTGATCTGGTCATCGCACTTGCGGCCGAGAGCCATGGCGCCGCCGTTGGCGTACGCCTTTCTCACGTCCATGTTCGTTTTGGCTTCGTCGAGCTTGTCGACCCAATCGCCCGCGTAGAAGTCCACGAGGACACAGCTCGGGGCCGTGTGCTCCTGGTTCATCGGGGTGATGGTGCCGTGTCTCGCTTTCGTGACCGCGACGCCGGTTCCGATCTTATGGAACGAGCAGGTCGAGCCGACGATGCCGCTCTTGTGGAAGACTGCCGGCATAAGGTACGAGCCCTTACGCTGGAAGACTTCATGCACATCACTGTTGTATTGAGTGATGAAGCTTTGGTCTACTGAGGTGGACATGCCTGTCCCTCCTTTGGTGAAGAGGAAGCAGGTCTTCAGGAAGCCGGTGCGGGTGTTCGCGGGAAGCCGTTGCCGGGGCCGCTATGCGCCCTACACCAGGGCATCAGACGTTGCAGGATCGGAGCAGGGCCGTTGCCGGGAAGCCGCTCCGATCCGCAAGTCTATACACTACATCTTGTTTTCGTCAAGCTTATGATCACCACAGAAATCGCTCTCGAACATGGTCGGCCAGCCGTTCAGGGTCGGCGCGTGCTTGCGGCATCGGCCGATCGAAGTCTCGGCCATAGGATCGGCGGGCGCCTTGGAGACGAACCACATGCAGGTTCGACAGCTCATCTTGGCGCTGCGGTGCTTCCAGTTGTCCGCGACAGCGTTGTTGTCGGCCGTAGCGGTACTGCTGCCCTCGAGCTCGCTCATACCGTCACTCCAGCCTGGCCGACGACGGCGCCGCCGCCGTCACGTCTGGCGATGAGCTCGCGCTCCTCGTTCGACAGCTTGTTGGCCATGGCGCGGTTGCCGGCGCGATTGGCCTCCTCGGCGCGCTTACGCACGTCGAGGATCTGGTCGTCGATCGTCTCGCGCTCGGTGTTGTTCAATGCCGGTCCCAAACCTCCATCACCCATCTCACGGCCGAGCCGCGCGAACGCCTTGATCAGCAGCGGGTTGTCCAACACGTAGCGCCCGGTGCTGTCCTCGAGGTGCCTCGCGTCGGCGAGATCCTCGCCGAAGTACGCGGTCAGCGCGCGGTTCTGATACTCGATGTTGGCCTCGTACTCGTTGCCCCACTCGGTGCGCAGCGCGGCCTCGCTCGCGCGAGCGTGCTGCTCGTCAGCCTCTTTGATGTTGGCCAGGTTGGCGAGATCCTGAGTGACCACGCGATCGACCGCGGCCCTGGCCTGGGCCGCGGTGTAGTGGTGCTCCTTGAAGAACGCCGACCACTCCTTGCGATCGTCGACGCTCTCTTGCGGGAGCTCCACGCCATCGGGCACCTCGGGCCACCAGTACTCACTCTCGTCGGCCGGCACGCCGATGGCCTTGTGGTACTCGGCGAGCTCGGCGTCGTCGGCGTTCTTGCCGGGGAGTGAGATGGTCTTGGAGAGCTGCACCCGCTGGTCGACGTTACCTTTGACCAGATCGTCGAGCGAGTTGAACCGGCTGGCGTGCTCTTTCAGCTTGGCGTCTACGATCCCGTCTCGCCAGGAGGTGTCGGTGTCGGCTGCCGCGGCGGCGGCAGCGGCTTCGTCCTCGGCGGTTTTGGCAGCCGCGGCAGCGGCGGCAGCCTCGGCATCACCGTCGCCATCACCGTCGCCATCCCCGCCATCGCCATCGTCATCACCATCGGCGAAGAGACAAAGACGCTGCTCGAGTTCGTAAGCCGGATCGAAATCAGTCGTCGGTTTGCGTAGGCGCATCGGTAATCCCCTTGTTCTGCTGTGTCGGCCGCTGGGCCGGCGGTTGGATATGTATCGTGCGATTGATGGTCAAGGCAAGAGCTCGAGCGCCCTCGGCTGCCATGACGCGGTGCGGGTCGATCGGGCTCGGCATCGATGTCGCGGTCTTGCCGACGTGCCCCCACGCCATGATCTGGCGCAGCACGCGCTCGGTCACCTCGTTCGCAAGGAACGTGGATCGGAAGTCGGCGTGCATCTGAGCGGGGTCGTAGGGCTCGGCCGGCAGGAGTGCGTCGTCGAGACCCTCGAGGTCGTCAGGCACTCGCCGCTGCCGCGGGCATGCGGATCTTGGGTTTGTCGCCGGGCTCACCGCTAATGGCGTAATGCTTGTCGATGATGCCGCGCAGGATCAGCGCCTGCTCGGCGCCCAGGTTCTCGACCAGCATGTCGTAGTCGATCGACATGTTGCCGCTGAACCCGGTCTTGATCCCGAACGTCTCGGTGAGTGAGCGCAGCTTCGCCTTGAGCTGCTCGCCCGCCTCACGCGCTGTCTCGATGCGCGCCTCGGCGCTCTGAGCTCGATGGATTAATTCTGTCTCGTTCATGGCTGGGCCGCTGCCTCCTCAAGGGCGGGCGATCCAGTGGACCCTTGGATACCGCTCGCCTGTGCTGCCGCGGCCATACCCTGGCCGGCGACTTTCAGGTTCTCAAGCTGTTGGGCGTTTGCCTCTTGCTCAGCCATCGCTTCTTGCGCCTTCGCGCGCTCCGAACGCTTGGCTTCGACCTCGCTCTCGCTGTTCATGAGATCGAGCGGCAGGCCGATCGCGTCGGCGCCAAACCTCGCGTATTTATCCATGTTGATGATGTCGAGCACCTCGGGGTCACCGGTATTGCCGGCGTAGTTGACCAGGCCGTTGAGCCACATCTCGGCCGCTTGGCTCTCGATCTGCTGGCGCACGCGCTTGACCGGGCTCTCGTACTCGAACCTGATGTTCTGGCCCTCGAGCTGCTCGGGGATCGGCAGCAGCCGACCGGTGCGCATCAGGATCTTGAAGGCGAGCTGTACGATCGGCGCCGTGTAGTCGGTCTCGAGCCGGCCGAACACCGGGCCGATCTCGCGAATGAATTCCTCTTTCCTCTGAATGACCTCGGTCGCCGTCATCTGAGGCCCCATCACCGGGAGCTGCAGCACGTTGCGGAAGAACGCCGCGAAGATCTGCTCGCGGATGTCCTGCTGCATCTCGCGCGTGAGCGGGACGTTGCCGCCGTTGCCCACTTCGAAAAAGGGATTTTTGCCGCCGGCCGTGGTCGGGTCGTAGTACAGCAGCCCGCCGGGGTAGGTGTTGTACTCGGAGAAGATGCCGTCGCTCGGCACCGCCAGCGCCGGGTCGGCCGCGCGCTGGCCGGCGACCAGCAGCGTCTCGCCGATGGCCTGGAGCGTCAAGCTGTCGGGCAGCCCGATCATGCCAGGGCTGCGCCCGTAGTCCTCACCGGAGCTCGTGTCCCACCTGGGCACGACGAACGGGAAGTCTTCGAAGCCGCCGTTGTGGACGATGTGCTCCTGGGCCACCTCGATCCAGGTGTCGGTCCAGGGCAGGTTGCGACCGAGCAGCGCGCCCTTGAACCCGCGGTCGCGTATCACGACGCAGTGAACGAATTCGATCCGCTCTTCGCCGCGGTCGTTGCCGCCCTTGGTCGTGAGGAGCTCGCGGCTCTCTTTCGACAGCTTCTCTTCACCCCACACGCCGGCAGCCTGGCGCACGCTCAGCTTACGAAAACGGTACATACCACGGGGAACGCCAGCAGCGTCGAAGTAGACCAGCCCGTCCTTCAGATGAACAGACTGGAAAAGCAGGCTGTCGCGTTCCGGCGTCTCGTTCTCGAACAAGACGCCTGTACCGAAGACCACCAAGTCCAGATCGCATTCGCCGGTGGCCTGGCCAAAGCGAGATCGAGGGTCGTCGAAGGCCGCGCGGATCTTGTCTTCACAGTCGTTGAGCCAGTACTTGACCTGCTCTTGCTCGTCGAGCTTGTCGTCTGTGGTCTTGATGAAGAACCATTTCTGGCCGTCGGGGCGGACGATGCCGCCGAGCGCGTTGGCCAGTCCTCGAGCCGCCACCATGGGCGTGCCGTCGAAGATCTCCTCGGTGCGCTGGGCGCCGTCTACCTGGGTGGACGCAAAGCCCTCGCGCCTGGGCAAGAGCACGCGCGCGAGCTCATCCCAGTGGTTGTTCCAGACGCCGCGGTTGGAGCGTAGGCTCCGAGCCCGCGCGATATGCTCTTTGACGCTATCGGGCATTCCACATATCGGTGATGCGGGTGATCATGGTCTCGCGTGTCGCGACGTTGAGCTCGCGAACGCTCAGCGCCGTTTCACGTTTCTCCAACGCTGTGTTCTGTATCTCGAGCGCCTTGAATTCGATCTTGTTCTCCGTGCGGGTCGCCGCAACCTCGGCCAGGCCGGTCTTGAGTGAGGCAGCCTTGTCGGCGTGGGTCTTCTGCTGCTTCAGCTCGGCCGTCTCGATCGCGATACGGCGTGTGCGCAGCATATCGGTCGACTGGGCGTGCGCGCGGCTGTTGGCGTTGGTGACCTTCACGAGCTCGGCGAGCGCGGCCTCGGCGCCGACCTGGGTCTTGGCAGCCGCGTTGCGCTCGTCGCGCAAGAGCTCCATAGCCGCGCCGTGGCGCTTGGTCGCGGCATCGAGGCGCTTGATCTGTGTTCCGATCTCTTTCGGGTCCAGGCTCGCGACAGCGTCGGCGAGACTGGCGGTCTTGGGTGTGGCTTTCGCTCCGACCATGTTACAGCCTTTCGATGACGCTGATGGTGTGCCCAGCTTCGATGTCGAAGTACTCGGGGTTCTCGGCGCCCATCATGCGACCCTCGGTGCCGTCGTTGAGCGCGGTGACACCGGCGCCCCAGGTCACCCAGGCCTTGGCGTCGCACATGATACGAACCCTGCGCTTGACGCGCTCGCCGTTGGGCTGGCCGATGATGGCCTCGCTGGGTGCGGCGGTGTCACTGATCGCGACCGCGCCCTCCTGCAGGACTGGCCCGACCGCGACCTCGGCCGCGGCGGTCCAGACGGTGTATTGCATTGTCGCCATGATCAGCTCCCGGTGTAGGTGTCGTCGCTACCGCTGCCGAGCTGTGATCCGCCGCGGGTGTTCGCGTCGCCCATCTTGGCGCCGGTCTGCACCAGGCGGGTCTTCGCCTTCTTGCGGTTCTTGGTGATGTTCTGGAGACGCCGCTTTTCCTTGGCCGCGGCGATCGCCTCGTCGTCACGTTGCGGCAGCGGCTCCAGTGGCTCCACCGCTGGCGGGCTCGCACTTTTGAAGCCTGGAAGAATTCGCATGCGCCTGTCTCCGCTTCAGATGATTGTAGAGCTGCCAGGGCGTCTGAGCCCACGGCGCGCGGATGCATAGTACAGCTTTCACCAACCCAACGCAGTTATTAATCATGAGCGGCGAGAGCACGGGCCTGGTGCCCTGCATCGTGTCGATGACGGTGCAGTCGTTGTCCTCGTAGAACGCGACGGGATCCCAGTCGACGCCGGCGAGCGGGTCGACCACCGGCACGCCGATCTGGGCGTCGATGCGGATCCAGATGTCGTCGACGAGCACCACGGCAAATACGTGGCTGAAGCCGTCCTTGAGATACCGACCGAGCGGATGGCGCTCCTCGCCGCTCGAGAATACGAGGACCGCCCTCATCTACCCATGCCGGTGTGGTCGGGGTGCTCGGGGTTGTTGGGGTCGTCAGCCATCAGCGCACCGGTGCGCCGCTTGTTCTCAGCCCTGCGCGCATCGGTCTTCTCTTTGTAATCCGCGGCCTCTTTGTCCTGCTTATACTTGGCGTTGTGGGGATCGAACATGCCGGTGCCACCCATCATATCGTCGACCTTCTTGGCGCCCGGCTGGAACTTGGCGACCAGCTTATTGCCGGGGAGCTTCGCGAACATGCCGTAGCCTGGGAGTAGCCTCATCGTTTTCTCCACCGATGTGGGTGTAGCCGTTTCTGTCTCGCTGGTCTGGTCCCTGGTCGGAAAACCGGATCATGCATTATGACGCCATTCGCAGCGCGTGTCCGCTCCTCGATATAGTCGGTCAGCTTGTCGGCCGTCCAACCGTTGCGTCGCTCTTCCTCGTTGGGCTCGATGAGCACGCGCAGGTCGGGATCGATGCCGCGTCGCCGCCTGCTGGTCTTAGCGGTGCTGCGCATGCGGGTTGTACCTGCTGTTGGCGCGCACCGGCGGGTTCACGAGCCGCTTCTGCACCAGGCGCGGGAAGAGCTCGCTGAAGGCCCACACCAGCGCGTCGACGCGATCGGGTGAGCCTTCGCCCTCGTACCCGCCGGCGGTCATCAGAACCATCTGTGCCTCGAGCTCGGGGAAGCTGCCGATGTGGCTGATCCGGCCGAGGCCGTACAGGCTCGAGATCGGCTCGGCGCGCACATGCTTGCCGCGGGACGCCACGACCTGGACGATCGGCGCGTTGGGGTGGACCGACCTGATTGTGTGCGCCACGAGATCGCCGCCCATATTTCGCTCTACCACGTAGGCGTCGGCTTCCCACTCGTAGAACATCACCCGCGCCGCGGTCGCCCACTGCGCCGGATCGCCACGCATCGAGGCGTCGTCGAGCACGTAGCCGCGCCCGTCCATGCCTTTGCCGGCGACGATGATGCCGTGCTCGTCGGAGTACTCTTCGCTCGAGACCGCGTGATCGATGCTGACCAGGATGCGGTCCATCTCGGGCGCCTCGCGACGGCGATGCTCTCGGATGTTGTTTAAATTCCAGATGGCGCCGAGGGCTTGAGGCTGGTACTCGCCCCTCCAAATATGTGTATATCGATCCGGCACATTTATCTTGTCGTACAGGCGCTCCTGCTCGAGCACGTCAGGAAAAAACGGGTTGTCGTAGTAGTTGGCCTGGATGACGATCGCGTCGGGTGGCGGCTCGGGGCCACGGAGGAGTTGATCTACCGGGTCCGTTGCAGACCGCGGGTTCCAGCTAAACCACAGCTCCGAGCCTGGGGAGCGGATCGTGGGGCGCAGCATCTCGAGCGACCCGGCGGTCATCGTCTGTGCTTCCTCCACGTACCCGATCTCAAAATTCTCGAGTGATTTTACGCTTTCCTTGGTGTGCTCTTGCATGCCCTGGAACAGGATGAGCCCGTCGCGCAGTGTGCGGATCTGTTGGTCTTGGACGTTGAACTTGTCGGCCACGCCGAGGTCGAGGATACTGTCCTCGATCAAAAGCTTGACGCTTTCCTTCAGAGATTTTTGCACCTCTCTGACACAGACCAGGCGCGAGCCGGGGTGCTTGATGGAGTAGTCGACGAGCTTGCGCGCGAAGAACCAACTTTTGCCGCTGCCCCTTCCGCCATGTGCGCCTTTGTAGCGTGACGGCTTCTCGAACGGTTCGAAGATGTGCGCGGTCGGGATGACCAGGTTACTGCCGTCCATCAGTCGTCCTCGTCTCGAGGCTCGGGCCGGATGTAGTGGTAGGTGATCGTCGTCAACGGCGGGCCTTCCTCGTCACCGCTGATCGGCTGCACCGGCTTGCCCTCGGTGCGATCGACGAGCTTCTCGATCGTGGCGGCGTCGCCATTCATCGCCTTGTGGAACATCTGGCGCGCCAAGCGGGTGGCGTTAGTCTCATCAGGGCAGTCGTCGAGCACGTTGACCGGGTCGCGCGTGTCCAAGATGACCCGAAGCGCATCGGTCACCGGCTTGCTCTTGGGGCGCCCACCGGGGTTGCCGCTGGTGCCTTTCTGGAACAGGCCTCGGTGATTTTTCACAGCATCTTACCCACGTTCTGCCTAAATCCCTCGTGTCGCAGCGCCAGGTCGGCAGGCGTCGCCGCTACCTTGCCGTCGAACGACCCGTACCTCATGCGGGTGCCGCCGTATAACCCCATGCGCGTGTAGCCCTCGCGCAGGGGGATGAACAGCGTCTTGCCGCTGAACTCGCCGTACTGGCCTCGAGAGCCACCATAGAGGCCGAGGCGCGTCATACGATCTTGATGGCGGACCCGGCGCTCGGCGCGACGGCCAGCACATCCCCACTGTAGATCACCACGCCGTCGGCGCTGATGTAGTCGTCGATGACACCGCCCTCGCCGTCGGCGTCGCCGCCGGTGAAGATCACGACCCGGCCGATGAGCTGGTCGTTCTCGTAGCCGGCCAGGTCGGTCGTGACCGCCGAGGTCGTGCCGGCCGACACCGATGTCGTGGCGCCGTAGATGATGCCCTTGTTGAGATCGGTGACCACTGTCGAGATGGCCGCGGCCACGGCGCTGGTGGCCACACCGCTGATCTGGGCACTGATCGCATACGCGCTGGCCAGGATCGTGCGGGCAATCATCTCGGCGTCGGTCGGCGGGTCGTACTGGGTGAGCGCACTGAGCGCGGCGCCCGACACCTGGGTCGCGATCTTGCTGATGGCGTCGGCGCTGAGCACCGCCGAAGTGATGGCGCTGGCCGCGAGCGTCTTGGCCGACACGACCTGCGCGCTTGTGGCGATGGCGCTGGACACGATCGTGCGCGCGATCATCTCGGCGTCAGTCGGGGGATCGTAAGAGGTGAGCGCGCTGAGCGCCGCGCCCGACACCTCGGCCGGCGAGGCATTGGCCACGACCTGTGTCGAGGTGGCGTAGGCGCTCGAGAGGATCGTCCTAGCCGCGACCTCGGCGCTGGTCGGAGGATCGTACTGAACGAGGGCCGACAGCGCCGCACCCGACACCTGGGCCGGTGTGGCATTGGCCGCGACCGCGGTGCTGATGGCGTAGGCGCTGGACAAAATCGAGCGCGCGATGTGCTCGGCGCTGGTCACATAGCTGGCCGTCGGCATCGTGCGCGCCGCCACCTCGGCCGAGGTCGGCGGGTCGTACTGGGTGAGAGCTGACAGCGCCGCCGCTGATTGGAGCGAGGGGGCATTCGCCACAACCTGCGCCGAGGTCGCATAGGCTGATGCGACCTGCGTACGAGCTGCCACCTCGGCGCTAGTCGGCGGGTCGTACTGAACGAGCGCGCTGAGCGCCGCGCCCGATGTCTGTGTCGCTATCTTGCTGATGGCGTCGGCACTGAGAACCGCGCTCGTGATGGCGCTGGCCGCGAGCGTCTTGGCCGCCACGGCCTGGGCGCTGGTGGCGTAGGCGGACGTGGCCAGCGTGCGCGCGATGACCTGGGTGCTGGTGACGTAGGCGCTCGCGAGCTGCGTCCTGGCCGCGACCTCGGCGCTGGTCGGCGGGTCGTAGGCCGTGAGAGCTGACAAAGCTGCTTGGGACACGGCTGCCGCGTCCGCACCACCGGCTGCACCGGCGATCTCGGACACGACCGAGCTCGCCACCGCGGCCGAGATGTCATCGACCTCGACCGTGAACATGGCGCCGGCGATAGCCGACACGACAGGTAGGGCAGCGACCGCCGTCGAGATGGCGTAGGCGCTGGCCAAAATCGTGCGTGCCGCCACCTCGGCGCTGGTCGGCGGGTCGTACTGGGTGAGGGCCGACAACGCCGCGGTCGACACCTGGGCAGCGGTGGCGCCGCCGGCCGCGCTCGCGATCTCGGACACGACCGAGCTCGCCACCGCGCCTGAGATGTCGTGCTCGGCGAGCGTGAACATAGCGTCGGTGATGGTGCTGACCACGGGCAAGGCCGCGACCGCCGTGCTGATGGCGTACGCCGATGCGAGGATCGTGCGTGCCGCCACCTCGGCCGAGGTCGGCGGGTCGTACTGGGTGAGAGCTGACAGGGCCGCACCCGACACCTCGGCCGGCGAGGCATTGGCCACGACCTGCGCGCTGGTGGCGTAGGCGCTCGCGAGCTGGGTGCGCGCAATGTGCTCGGCGCTGGTCACATAGCTGGCCGTCGGCACCGTGCGAGCCGCGACCTCGGCGCTGGTCGGCGGGTCGTACTGGGTGAGAGCTGACAGCGCCGCCTCCGACACCGCGGCAGCGGTGGCGCCGCCGGCCGCGCTCGCGATCTCAGACACGACCGAGCTCGCGACCGCGCCGCTGATATCGTGCTCGGCGAGCGTGAACATAGCGTCGGTGATAGCCGACACGACCGGCCGTGCAGCGACCAGCGTGCTTGTGGCGATGGCGCTCGACACGATCGAGCGCGCGATGTGCTCGGCGCTGGTGACATAGCTGGCCGTCGGCATCGTGCGTGCCGCCACCTCGGCCGAGGTCGGCGGGTCGTACTGGGTGAGAGCTGACAGCGCGGCACCCGACACCTCGGCCGGCGAGGCATTGGCCACGACCTGCGCGCTGGTGGCGTAGGCGCTCGCGGCCTGTGTCCTGGCGAACACCTGACCACTGTCGACATAAGCGCTCGCCACGAGCGTGCGAGCAGCCACCTCGGCGCTGGTCGGCGGGTCGTAGGCGACTACGGCGCTGAGTGCGGCAGCCGACTGGAGCGAAGGCCTGTTGGCCACGACCTGGGCGCTGGTCGGCATGACCGCGGCGCCGGCCGAGAAGAACGCGTCGTAGATCGCCTGCTCGATGACTTGGAATTCCTTGAACACCGGCAGCGCCGCGCTGTCGTCTTGCACGACGACGGTCATGGCGCCGGGCGTGTCGGTGTCGCCTGTCGTGAGCGTGAGATTGTACCAGCCGTCGGCGCTCGTCCTGGCCGACCAGGTGCGCGCGCTAATATCGGATGGCGCCGCGCTCGTATTGTACTTGAGCACGAAAGCATCGTCGGCTGCCGAGATCAGGATGCCGGTAACCGGGGCCACGGCGGTGGCGCTGTTCAAGAACGGCCCGACCTGGACAATCTGCTGGGTGCTCTCGCGAAGGTACTGCATCAGGCGTTCTCGCTAATCGTCTGCAGGATCGTCACGGCTCGCTCCTTGGCTACGAGGTACGACGCTGTTACCGGGTGCTTGTCGCCTTGCGTCTCCTCCACCTCGGGGATCGTGGCCCGGTACTCCTCGTTGGGGCAGAACGTGTCCATCACCGCGGTCATGTCCTCGAGCCTGCGCTCGGGGTAGAGCTTGTCGGCGATCGCTTTGGCCTCGACCAGGCGAGCCCCGCGGGTCGCGTGGTAGAAGTCGTCCCAGAACATCATGTCGCGCATGCGCGTCGTTGCCATCGGACAGTCAGCGAGCTTGGCGCCTTCGATGCGAGGGACTTCGAAGCCCGTCACCATGATGCCGACCTCGCGGATCCACACGTCATCATACCAGCAAGGGAACAGGTCTGTGAAGATCCGACCGGTGACCGCGCGCCAGGTCTCGGTGACGATCGGGTAAATGGCCTTGCGATCGTCGAACGCATCCCACCACCACAGCCCGCGGGGGTTGGCCTCGACCGCCTCGGCGATCGCCTTGTCCCACTTGGGCGAGACGCAGATCACGTCGTCGCCGAGCGTCGTGTACACGTCGGCCGGCACCGCCGTGGCAAGCTGGTTGTGGTAGCTGCCGAGCGCCGGCAGGCGGGAGAAGAGCGACATGCTCGCCCGGTGTGTCTGGGTACACCGGGCCGCGGCCTCGATCGATGCCGGGTCGTCGTTGTCGACGCCGATCGAGTAGACGACCTCGTGCTCGCCACTCTCGAGCATCGAGAGCGCGTGGACGCAGCCGCCGATGAAGGTGGCTCGCCTGGTCGGGATCATGCATGTGATCTTCATGCCTGGTGCATCCTTCGAAGGTGTTGGTGCTTAGGAGGAATGGTGTCGCCACCAGCCGCTTCGACTACCGTATAGGTGAACGTCTGGGTGTACGTGTCGAGATCGGTCCCATCATTTAACTCCAGACGGATCGTACCTGTTTCGCCGTTGGCGACGTTCGTGCTGTCGATTTGAAACGAAAGTGCAGCAACAAATGCAGTATCTGTAACCAAATCCGCAGCAAGAGAAAACGTCCCGTCTTCGCTGGCGGCATTATTATTGGCGACATAAGTACCGCTGCCGGATAGGATCTCGGAGATATCGTCGTTGTTTAGATATGCCGCCGTCGCCACCGCTTTAACGTGTGTTGAAACTGTCGTGATCGCCGTGTCACCGCCGCTGTTGTGATTATACGCCCAGCGGAAATCAGCCGTTCCCGTCGCACCGCCGCTATTATAGGCGCGGGCCAAAATGATGTACGTGACATCCACATCGAGGCTGGCATCCGCGTTGAGAGCAGCGTGTTCCTCGGTCGTTACCGTTATTGCAAAACCGCTAGACCGGGTGGTAGAGCTATCTTCGACAATGACATAGTGTGTGCGGAAAAGCTCTAAATCGTCAGTGAGGGCACCGGTGGTCGTAATCTCTTGGATATCGACCTGTATTGACGTGTCAGCCCAAGTATCAACGGCTATCTCGACGTATGTACCTACTGCTCCCAGCGTCGCAGTCTCCGACACATATACTTTACCCGTGGTGCCGCCGAAGTCCGTTCCGGTGATCGTAACGTCTTGCTCACCATCCCAGACCACTTCGTCACTGTTAACATCAGTAATGGCGGGAGTCGTACCCGCCAAAGAGCCAAGACGTAGCAACGACATCTGCGCCGATTGCGCCGCTATAGCTCCCGAAGCCGTACCAATCCTATCATTCCGGCTATAAATACTATCACCAGCCGTCAGGCCCGTGAGTAACCCACCACATGAGATGCTGGCTGTCGCTGATGTGCTATTGCGATTGTATGTACTGCCGCCGGTGATCTCGATGTCTGTCGTATTGACGCGGAACTGGATTGCCGGGACGGCGCGACTGACACCAATAGAAGACGTTCGAGCGTGTGTGGCAAAAACGAAATAATCGTCATTCACATCCACATCCACGTTGGCATTAGTTGCCGTGTGGGTGAACCCGGCTGTATCGATGTGGGGAACGGTATCCCACGCAAAGTTTGTCGCAGCGGCGTTGAAGTTGCCTGACGTAGCTTCAACGATGCAGGTCTCGGCACCCGCTGGCAGTTGCCAAATCTCCAGCGACGAACCCGCAAGATAGTTTACAGTCGAGCTTTCGCCGTCTGCGCGAACATGACGAAGAACCAAGACATCCAATGCAGCGACATCAATAATGCCACCCCATGACAGACACCCGTCATCAGAGTTGTCCGTTGTCCGTAGATAGGTCTGCGTGTGAGAGCCAGCGACAGCGACGGTATCTAGTTCGAGATGCGACAGAAGCTCATTTCTAGAACCCGAGCCAGATGCGTCCAAAGGAACAGAATAACTGATAAAGTACCGGCCCGCAGATGTAATCGTAATGCTGTCGGTGGACCGGGAAAATCCCGTGTCTTGCTCATCATTGGTATCCCAGACAATCGATGCCTCGGACCCATTACCTGTTACGACAGCCTTGTTCGATGATGTCGAATAACGACCAAACGCATCGCCATCATCAAGTTTAAGAATTGAAATACCAGACCGATCACCAGCTTGGCGTGTCGGCGAGCCTGTCGTCGAGTTATCCCTCCTGTCTGAACGAATTAACAATGATTGCGAAGACGTAGAAACATTGATGATCGCAAAGCCGCTGACAATATACTCTTGAGAGCCACCGCTCTTCCGAATATAGCCACTGGACTGCCCAGGAACGATGTTCGCGCCATTGAGGCGCAAATATGTCATCCAGTTGATGCGTTCGTTGTTGGTCGTACTCGTCGTGCCAAAATGGTCTGAATAAGTGACCAGATAATTGCCGGTATCGACAAGCGTAAATGTGCCAGCAGAATATGTGACTGCCGTTCCGCTAACCGCTACCTGCGTATCCCAATCGTGATCGAGGGTCGATCCCGTGGTCGGCAGGGTTGATGTATCCGACGCATTGCGTCGGACCATATAATCTAGGTTAGCCATCTAAATCTGAAAGGGCATCAGTCATTCACCCCCTTTTTATAGACTCGAAATGACACTTGCTGATATGTAACAGCCACCGTCGCCTTCTTAAAGACTGCAATGACACCTGACCATTCGTCGCTAGAGGTCGAGGTCAGGTTCGCGGTCAGTGCCGTCGTAGCGGATGTGATCTGACTGCCGGAACAGGACGAGTTGTCGCCCGATCCTCCGGGGTTAAAGGTGTAGTTTTGTGTCCAACCATCGCCACTGTCGATGGAGATGTCGCCACCAGTGTCCTGACCTGCGACAAAGATGGCGTAGTTGTCGGCTTGCGCCAGCGTGGCCGTCGCTCCAATGGAGAAGGTGGACGAGGGGCTTGTCACGCTGTTGACGGCGGTCAGGTCGAGCGGGGTAGCGTCAAACGCACCCTCAATCTCAAACAGGCCGATACTAAGCTGTTCGTCGTTTGTCCAAGCAACAAAAGCCTCGGTCTCATCACCATGAGAAATCTTCAGCCGAGACCTCAAAAGCCGCTTGGGTCCAGAAGTCCCCGGAGCCATCCTCATCCCGAACGGTGGGGTCTTCGACACCCTTGTCCCAGTTCAGAGCAACAATCAGCAGATTACCGAGCGTGGCCGTCGCGCCAAGCTCCTGTGTGTGGTCGGGGGTGGTGGCAACATTACCGTCGAAGGACGAGTTTACTACGCTACCGAACGCCATGACGAGACCACCTGTTCCAG